GCATAAGTTTATCTCCTTGATATAGGAAGATAATACCAGAGGTGCAGAAGAAACTAAGTTTTTAATTTTTTTTCAAAAAAACTATTGACCCGTAAAAAGGTTTCTCTATAATACGCCCCACTTGCCCAGATAGCTCAGTCGGTAGAGCAGAGGATTGAAAATCCTCGTGTCGGCGGTTCGATTCCGTCTCTGGGCACCATGATTAAAGAAAACCTGCTTTTATAGCAGGTTTTTTTTTGCCTAAAATGTGCCTAAATAGGCACAAAGGCTACCTTGCTGCTTTATGCCTTTCTATTTTCGTCTTGTATTTATTTCTCATACTTTCTGTTTTGTGACCAGCGATGTGATCGCTTTCTGCGTCAGATACACCTTTTGATTTAAGAAGGTGCAAACTCCAAAAGTTATCTTTCAAGTCACGCTCTGCCATTGTTTCTTTTAAGCGGTGCATGGCGGTTCGTAAGCCAGACATGCTGAGCTTGTATCCTGTTGAGCTAATGATTAATGGTACGTCTTTGCCGTTGGCCTTGTGCTTTTCTAGTATTGAGACAGCGGCCTGATAAGCCTTGTACAGTCTATCTGACCATTCTATGAAGTTGTTTTTGCTCCCTTTGCGACGAGTGACATAAATTCCACCATTAATGGGATCAGGATCAATGTGTGACGTTCTTAGGTCTAACGTTTCAACACCTCTAGATGCGATTAGGTAAGTGAGCTCAAAAAAGAGGGGAAGGTATTCAGATAGCTCGGCGGCAATCTGGTATTGAATATCATATTCTTCGTCGGTTACGTAGCGTTCGTTTTCATCGACTTTGAATTTTTTCACTTTAAATGGGCTGTCTGTAATGCCTAGGTCATCTATGTGTTCAATGGCCCATCTGGTAGCGGAGTGAAGCAATGATACTTCTTGGTTGATGGTTGATGTGCCTTTTAGCCCTTCGGCTATCATGTTATCTAGTCGTTTGTCTGCTAGTCGTCTTACCATGGGTTTCGTGATGGTAATGATGGGCAAGTCACCGAATGTGATGTCTTTTCCATTAGCGGCAATAGGGTGCTCTAACACTTTCACTAGAGATTTGGTTCTATGATGTGTTGTCGACGCGAGAGCTCTGAATTGGCTAGAGTTAAGGTATTGATCAATAATCCATTTCAATGTGTGCTTATCTGCCCCTGTGCGTGCTGTGAGGCTGGTTTTGGCTGACAGGTATGCAGATAGAATTCTTTCTTCAGAATCTTTAACAGAACCTAATCGAACAGGCGGCTTCAAAAAACCATAGCTGTCTACGTCGATAACCGTTCTGTCTTCTGCAGTAATTCTTGGTCGCCAAACAATACGCCCATTCACTTCACGGACGTATTTTGGCCATTTGTTGTTTTTTTTAGGCATTGTATCAGCGTATTTCTATTGTCATTTTTTCGGTTTGAGGGAGTGCGGTTCTGCTTAACCCCATGGTGTGGTTTAGCGCATCTTCTGTTGTAAATGGTCTGCCGCGCTTACCGATGATATAAGGAATACCAGCTCGACTTAGGCGAACCACTACATCCTCGATCGACACTCCGCCAACGACTTCTTTCAGCTTTTCGTATTCAACAATCATTGTTTAGCCCTCCTGTTAGCGAGTAAAAAGTCGCATGTTTCTTTGTTAAGAAATACCGCATTTCTATCGCCTTTCGGTGTATCTACTGGAAATGAATTCTTCAGTGATTTAGGCGTGTTTCTTAATGTTGATCCGCTCCAGGTCACTCTAAGCCGCTTATAAATATCTTTAGCGCAAAACCAGAGTTGCCCATTTTTGTCTCTATGGCTTCTGATGTTTAAGTATTGATCATCCATAATATGTTTCCATTCGTTGTCGTTATTAACCGTTTTCGTATTCGTAGTCTTTGACTTCTTGCTCGAGCAGTTCGATTTTTGCTTCGAGTCGGTCGCGTTCTTCGAATACGTTGTAGTTAGCAATTTCAACGACTTTGAGACTTTTGGTTTCAACCAAGGTGTCAAAGGGAGGCGTATCCCCTTGGTATTTAATCACCAGAGTTTGGTATTGGGACATGGGTTATTCTCCTAGTTTTTTGTTGGAATAGGTGTTTTTGGTACCCCTAGGGGTACCAAAACTATGTATCAATGTGCTTAAACTTCTAGTGATTGCTGTTTTCCAATAGGAATGTTGATACCAAACTTTTCATTAAGCTGTTCAGCGTAGACTTTCTTTAATTCAAGGTTACGAACGCTATCCAGTTTAGATATGAGGCCAAACATGTCTTTGTCTCGTTGTTGAGTTTTAAAAGCTATTCCATTGGTTTCGTAGTTATGAAGTGCTTCAGCCCATTCGATTTGTAGTTTTAGCAGTGCGTCGGCTGCATTTTCTTTTCCGTTGGCTCTCATTTGAGCGGTATTTACTCTCGCAAGAAACATGGTTGAGCGATCTAAGCGAATATAAACCGCTGTTTTGGTATCCCTAGGTATGCCAAAACCATCAAAAATAGGCATATTTAGCTCCTTGGTGGCGTAAAGTATGGCGTTATCGTCCGAAAACAGTGTTTTTCTGGCTCTTGTCCACTGTATGCCGGTTAGGTCAACAAGGGGTTTTGCGGCGATATATTCAATACTTTCATGTTCAACAACGGCCAAGGTAAGGCCATGAAAGTTGATAAGTCGGGTGGCAGTAGTCTCTAGATTGTTGGCATTCATTTTCATTTCCTTTTTGGGTGGTTTTATCGATTAAAGATCCAGCATCGAACGGTTCGTTCCTCGATACGGGATTTGACGGGTTTGTTTTCGACGTACTCGCGTTTTTTGCTTGTTGTGAGCTGTCTACGTAGTTCCTTTGGATCCATGAAAGGTAAGTTGTGCACTTTGCACTGGCTATGGAAGTGCTCTAAGTTGATAGCGAATTGTCTGTCTGGATTGGCTGAATGGTTCATTTGGTTCTCGATATTAAGTCCATAACCGCCCGATCCCGGCTTGGTGTCTAGGTAGTCGAATTGCGCCCAGAACTGCTGTACGACTTGGCTATCTTCGTTGAGTGATTGTTGTCGTTGTGCCGCCATGTTTATTAGCATTCTATGAACGCTGGCGATGTCGTGTTCTGTGATCTGTGGATAGAGCACGGCTAGGCAATCTGCAAAGGCCATGACTTTTGCGTGGTTGTCGACGATACGGTTTAGCTTTATGTCTGGGTTGCTGGTGAGTATTTTTTGATGACGAGCAAAGCTTTCTTTGAATGCTTTCAGGATTTGTTCTGCGTATTGAACGGCACCAAGAATGAAGCCGTTTACCTCTGATATGGGCATTCTGTTTAGTCGTCCAGCGGCAGAGTAACCTTGTGGACTGTGGTGGCTAGTATCAAAGATTAGGCTGGTGATACGTGTCATGATGGCCTCGGAGGCCATAACATGGATGTTCTGTACAATCATTAATCCCGCTTTAAAGGCCGGTTTTTTCGTGCTGTTGTCTTGGGATTTAATGCCCGTTACTCGCCCAAATTCCCCTTCAAAAAGATCTTTCTGTTCATCCCAGTTAAAGCGCTTAACGTGGTTGTTCTTATCGTCGTTCTCGTTGTCTGTTTCGTTGAATACGACGGGCAAATTGCTCACTTCGGCCATCTTGCGTGTGCGGCCAGCAAGGGTAGATGAGCTCGGATTAAACGATTCGCCATCTTTGCCGTATAGCTTCCACATGAAGTCGACCAAGCTGGATTTACCTGAGGCCGCTTCACCAACCAATTCAAAGAATGGGTAGGAACTGGTTTCTTCTCGTACCTGTTCGACAAACAAGCAACCAAACCACCAAGAAAGCGCGACCAACCCTTTGGTGCCGAATGCGGTTTTAAAGTCTGGTACCCAGTCTGTATTTTCTTTTTGCGATAGGGTTTGTTTAATGTCTACGGTGGTTTTTATGCCCTGTTTTTTCAATTCAAAGAAAGACTGATTATTGAGTTTTAGTACCTTTTTTCCTTCCACTGCGAAGTTGTTGAATACATAGGTTTTGCTCGGCTTGTCATAGCCAACAAAGTCCAATGTTCGAACTTCTTTGATGTTGTAACGTGTCCATTCACGGTAAAGCCAATCAAGGTCTGCAGCGGTACCAGTAAACAATGCACCAGGTATGCGCATGGCGGATTTTTTGAAGTCGCTCGCCGCGCTTATGGTTTTATGTGTGAAGGCTATTTGGCGTTCTTGGCCGTGGTTGGCGAGCATGAAGCGAAAGAAGTACTGGCCGTCTTCACCGTTGTCTGGCTGCTGGAAGTAAAGATAATCCATACCAAATGTGGCCACTTCACGCATTTTTACAGATTGGCTAAAGGCGGTTTTATCACACTCTTTGCGGATGTTATCGGTGGATTTTTCTCGTAACTCTTCTACGGCTTTTTGGTTTAAATCCATAGGATCTAAACCTTCACGAGCGGCCCAATAAGCTAACGCGACTTTGCCATGCTCTTCTTTATTTATTGATGCAGCATAGGTGCGGTTTTTGAAGGTAAAAATAAAATAACCGCGCTCTGGGTTACGTTCCCACATGAGTTGGGCTTTTTCATTGGCACTTTGCGCTAGGGCTAAATTGCCAAGGTAACGGTATTTGTTTAGATGTTGTTCTGTGAGTTTTCCTACTTTGTGTAGGTCGTTCCAATCGGCTTTTTGGTCATTGTCGCTAGACAGTGCTGCCGCAACATTCTCGCCCAACTCGCGTAATGTTTGATTGTGTTTTTCTAAGGCTTTTCGACCTGCGTAATCGTTATCAGTGGCAATTACCCATGTGATGTCTTTGTTTAGGTGCGGCTTTATGGATTCGCTTGGCCATGTCCCAGACGACATAATAGCGACGGCTTTAATGCCGTTTTGATTAAGGGCGATAGCGTCAAAGATGCCTTCAACGAGCCAGACTTCGTCGCATACTTCAATTTTAAGAGTGGGAGGTTGCCACCAATAGCCTTTAAAGGTGCCTTTGAAGTTCTTGTTTCTGGTTTCTTTGCTGTCATCTTCGTTGGTGATGGTTACGTCATCTATTAGACGTTCCCACATCATGGTTTTGGCTTCGTCTAAATAGAAACGAACCGTGGCCGTACCTTTGTTGCCATGAGGGTGCCAGTATTTCCCTTGCTCGAATAGGCCACTTAGTTGTGAAAGCTCAAAACCACGAATAAGCGAAAGGTACGCTTTGGCTGTGGCGTTTGGGTCTTGTTCTGTTGGCGGGTGTTTTTCATTTAGCTTTTCAAAAAGATCTGGAAATATCTCAAATGAAGGTTCGGAGTAGCCACATTTATTGACCCGATCACATTGGACGTTGCCAGGATTGTTTAGCCAGGTCCATAACGATTTTTTACCGCAATCAGGGCAGTAGCCACGCAAATAGTCGCCTTGTTCGGTCATTCTAAATTCATGCTGCAGGCGGTTAACGATTTGTGGTGTTAAGTCGTATTCCATTGGTTATGACTCTCTGTTGGTGCGTATTGTTTGGCTTGCTCGTACTGTTCTTATAGGGCGTGGAGGTCGACGGCTTCCTGCTTGTGGAATCATCATGTGAAACATTAAGAGGAACAGTAGGGCTTTAACGGAAGTGCTAGTGCCTTCGCGTATTTCTACTTTGATCAAACCCATGGCGACCGAGGTTGAGACGATTTCAGCGGCACAGTGGCAGTCTAGTTTTCGAGAAATACTTTCTAGGTGCTTACCGACGGTGCTGTGGCTTCTAAAAAGCTTTAGGGCTATTTGTTTTTGCAAATAGCCCTCGCACAAATAACGCAATACAGCAGCTTCTTTAGCGGTAAGGGGTCCTTTCTCTATGATGCTTGCGTGTATTTTTTTCATTTGTTCTGTTCGCTTTTTAGGTGTTTAACCAGTATTTAGGTGGTTTTAATTGGGTGATACTCTTTAAATCGAAATTATTCGACGACTTTATTTCCTCGAACGATAACGCCAAAACGAGCTTTTAATCCTTCGTTGAAAATCAGTCTACTCATGTCAGCAATACCTAGGTTTTGGTCTTCAGATAGCTCCATAAGCTTGATTTTTACTGACTCACTGCAACGAAAGCTGATTTGTTCTGATATGCAGTTTTGACCTTTTCTATTGGTGCTTTTTACTGTTGGTTTAGACATTGCGCTTTCCTGTTATACTTAGTTTTCAGAAGGGGATATGTAATGACAAATGAAAATTTAACACCTAAAAAATGGATAGGCAAGAAAAAAGAAGGTGAAATATATCGCTTTCAATTATTCCTATCTGAAAAAAATATAAATCCTGAGCAAATACAAAAGGATACAGGTGTGACTGTGCGCACTGTGACAAACAGTATTTATGAAGGAAAACCACTTGGTGCGAAATTATTACGTGAATTAAACGCGAAATATGGAGTTTCTATTGATTGGTTAGTAAGCGGAAAAGGGCAAATGTTTGTCGATACGCCTGTTTCTCACCTCGAAATTTCTGTACCGCGCTCTGATTATACAAATGATGACCCTCGTTTTAATCGAATCGTTGGTCTCGTTCAGGAATTCATGGCAAATGCTGATGAAGATGAGAAGGCGTGGTTAGAGACTCAGATGAAGTTCAATATTGCTCAGTTCAAGCAATTTTTGAATGATAAATAAGCCTTAAAAACTCAGTTTTAAAAGTGCTCTCACTATACTAATTCTCGGAAGCATAGAGGGAAAAGCGTAACTTTTGTAATCGACTATCTTGTAGTGTTATTTTTTACCTATATTTCAATGGGTTAGGGCTTTTTAGGAATTGTAATTTTCTTGTGATTCAGCGTAACCGTCTTTTTTTAAAAAGTGCTTCAAAGCTTGAGCGATAAAGGGATTGAGGCTGGTTACACTAGTATGATTTTATGTAATTTTTAAGTGTCCAAAAAATGTAATTCGGTCACATCAAAATTACGCAAAAGTAACATTTTATTAACTTCATAAAACCTCTTTAAATCCATGATAAATAAAGAAATATAAAAATATATAGTTTAAGGTTACAAAAGTTACGCATTTCCCTCTATGACCCTGAGATATTAGAAAATCTAAAGCCTCTATACTCAAAACTCGCTTATAAATTTACCTAACTTATTGTATATAAAAGATAAAATGCCAATTATCTGGCGAAACCTTTAAGACGCACTCTCCGCACTTTGGGAATTGGTGTGACATAGAAGGAACCCTGACCTTCTTGCGCATGAGTGGCCATTCATTCTCAAGAGGTCATGCCTAAAACTTATATCGGTCGTTGCCACGTTATGAAAGGCAGTCTTACTCGTTTCAATCGTCTGTAAACCTTTAACCATGGGCGCTCAATGGTAATAAGCCGTGAAGCAAATGCGTTGCTTCTTGTTCGCTGATGGAAATAGGTTTTTACCTGTCTATTTTTTAAAGCCCTGATGTATAAGCGTTTGAGTCAACGATCGCTATTTATAGGGGTGCAAATGGGGCTCTATTGCTGTCCAAACGCTTCAAAATCTTACATACCACGAAATTCTACTAACCAATTATTAAGTACTGAACCCCTTATGTGTCTTAGCTTTGACGGATACTCATTGGCACTTGGGTGCTTCAATGCACTAAAAAAATGCAAATACCCTGCAGGCAAGGAGGAGTGAATTTTGTGGCGCGGGAATCCTGTTTGGATCTTTTCTGTGAGGCTGGCTGAGTTCTGGTTGAGTAGTGCGGATATTAGGAGGGTTATGTAATGCGTTTATGATAATGATTACCATAAACGCAATTTGACATAATAAAAGGGTACTACAGGTTTGCGGAAATTCTTCGGACTGCCATGTCGAATTCATCGTCACCTATTTCGCTACCAATGAACGATCGCTTAGTTTCTATGCAGCTTATCGCTGTTGAACCTGAACCGGTGAATGCATCGAACACAACATCGCCAGGTAAGGAACTGGTCTTGATGATGTGGTCCATTAGATCGAGCGGTTTCTCGCATGGGTGTTTGCCTGCGTATGGATGCACCGGCTTAAAATCCCAGATGTTCGTGAATGGTACGTCTTTGGTTACGTTGAAGGTGCGACGTGAGCGATTGAAGCCATCACGCAGTGCTACAAACTCGGCTTTAAATTCTTTATACGGTTTTAATGTGCCGTCGAATAGTCTGCCCATCGTGTTGTAATGATCTTCACTTGGTATGCTGAATTGCGATCGTCCAAACCAATGGCTAGACATTTGACAGCCACACGCAGCTTCAACTTCTTTACGTGTTTTGTTGGCATCTCGACGAGCGTTATCTAGATACGATCGGATAGGCTCATAAGGAAAAGCGATCGTCTTTTTGCTTTCAGCAAAGATGATGTGCTCTGTCTGAGGGAAGAAACGTCGAAGGCTCTCTTTGTTGCATCCACTGTGCCGGCCACTGGGCTTTCGCCAAATGATTTGGTTTAACACATTGAAACGCTTGGCAACTGCTTGCTCAACTTCGTTTGCCAAGTGAGGGCCAGCGAATAAATATAGGGAACCGGTTGGTTTTAGTACGCGGTGTAATTCGATTAACACAGAATCTAACCAGGTAAAGAAGTCATCTTTGTTCTTCCACTGGTTGTCCCATGCGTCACCTTTAACCTTAAAATAAGGTGGATCGGTGGCGATTAAATCTATGCTGTTATCTTCTAGCGTTGCTAATAAATCTAAGCAGTCTGATTTACATAATTTGATGTTTGCTTCTTGGAATGTGTTCACGAGTATCATCCATTGTCTGACACTCGTGGTGTTCTTGTTTGGCGTTCGAGACGCTCAAAAAATTCATGGTTTTGCATCGGCTACATTTGATATGCAGCTCGACAAATATTCCGGTACCTAACTTGCGACCACAACCGCCGCATCGTATGTCTTTCATTATCCTGCCACCTTATCTACATTGGCTTTTACCGCTTCAACTTTTGTTTGCACGGCTGTTATTGCTCCGCCTTGGCTTACTGGCCCGACGGTGTTGTTACTAAACGGATGGGTGTGAGTGGCGACGATTTCCGCCAAATCGGCAACGAGTTGAGCGGTTTCTCCTGCTAGCGCAACAAGGTTGAGCGCTGGCGTTCCGACCCACACGCTTGGCGCCTTAATCGCTACACTGGCTTGGCCGGTTACTTCGGTTGTTTGTCCACTGATTGCCATCGCGCCGGTTGCGGTTTCTGTTATGTCGCCACTAGCTGTATTGTTTATATTACTGGCCGTGTTGCTAATATCGCCGCCTGCCGTATTGTCGATATTTGCGCCGGCATTCGACGTAATGTTGCTACCCGCTTGGTGCTCGATGTTGTCCGCAGCGTCTGTTTGGATGTTGGCTAATGCTTTGATAATGGCGTTGGCTTTGGTCGTGATGCGTACATGATCGACTGCAGATAAATCCATTACACCACCGGACTGAACAATCACCGCGCCAAAGGCTTCTATGCGTTTGATTGCGCCAATCACTTCTGTGTCATTCGCTTTAGTGTTCTTGGTGCTTTGGTGAAAAGTTTCGATCACGTCTAACGCTTCGATGACTCGAGTCAGGCTTTTGTCGTGGATTTCTAAATCTGTTACCCGCTCTTGATTGCCGTCTTTGTCGATACGTTGAAAAGACGCTGCGCTGTGTTGCCATTTTTGTTCACCACGCTCAATGCCTGGCATAGTTAAACGATGAGGTAAAATAGAACGAATAAAAGGGCGGTTTGGTGAACCATAGGCGAAGGCAATTTCGCACCATGTACCGTTTTCTGGATACGCAAAATGCCCCATCTCATGACCCGCAACCGGCACAGACAAAATTACATCTTTTAACACCGGCCATTTGGTGTCTGGCTCGCCGTATTCATTAAGAATTTGAACATCGACAGCATAACGTGGTCGGAATTCATCGCATAAATCACCTTCTTTTGGTGTCTCTCGAACGCCAACGACTTCGGCAAAAATAGGCAAGTGATAACCTGCTGATATTTCAGGAAATAGATTGTTCACAATGCGTTTGATGGTTTTAACTATGTCCATTTCAGCACCATGTGATTGCCAGAAAATTCGATAATATTGATGCGCTTACCGTTAATGCGAATGCCTGGTCTATACGATGGAAACGCGGCCACTTTAGCGCTGTTTTGTGCGGAATGTTCGACGAATAGATTTTCAGGTAATAGCATATTTTTCACGTTGGCCCAGCGGGAATCCGCCCATGATCCAACGTAAATCACACCGCTTTGTTGTTGCCAAATGAAGTCGGGAATATTGAACACGTTCTCGAGCGCGGCCATGGCTTGGTAGCCAGTGCCAAGGTTGTAAAAGTTCGCCACTTTACGAGTGGTATAGTCTTGGTCTGGCGTGGAGAAATTAAGTCCGGTCATAGTATTTATGGCTTTCAAAACATCGCGCAAACTTACATGACGTAAGTTCAGAGGCAAGGTGTGAGACAGAACACTAGACAACTCGCGGCAGAATATTTTTACCCGCTTATCGGCCGTTTGAACGATTTGTTCTGTGATACCAATGAACCATCGCTGCAGCGTGTCTTGTGAGCTGTAGCCTAAATCAAAGGTGACCAGTTGGTTTTGCAAAATAGTATTGTCATCCCCAACGATCGTGAATTCAGCACGACCAGGCGCAGCCAAATCCAGCACGCTACGTTCGTCGACTAGGTCACGTTTGATGTTATTGATGGTCAATACACGGTTTAGGCGCATAACTACTGCACCTCGCCACTTGTGCCAGCGATTTGCGAGTCAGTCCATTTCATAACTTTCTCAAAACTTGATAGTTCTTCTACAGTCGGAGCCACATCGTCTGACACCGTTGTGCCTGTTGATGTTTGATCAGTTACTTTATTGGCTTCTTGTCTTGATTCTGTGATTTCAGCGACGGATCGTTGTTCAACAAGTTTGAATGAGATTTTCCACAGTTCGTAAGACGCGTCTTCGCGTACGCTGATATCGCCTTGAAAGCGAACTTGGCGAATGGCCATCGCGGCGGCGGTGTCATTGATTACGTCATAAGTGACTCGTTCGCCTTTGTCCGTTTTGGCTTTTGCCAAATTCAGCAAATCAGTTAAGTCCTTTGCGTTGTCGTATTTAATTTCCATATTGACCGCCAGCGCTTGCGGTTTATCACCTGTTTCCGCTTGTGCAGACATACTCGAACTGCCGCTCAAGTCTTCACCCGCGAGTGATAATGTTGCAGATAGCTTGAGTTCCGAACCTTTTATTTTTTGACCATTAAGTGCGAGCATTAGGGCATCAACTCCCGTAAATAAGACAATTCAGAAGGCGAACCAGAAAAAACCACCATGGCTGTGATTGTGTAAGCATGGTCTCGTTGATTAATACGCAGCGCGTTCTTAATGTCTGCCTCGGCATAGAAACGCCAGCCATTACCACCGGAAAAAACTGGGGCCGATAGTGAAGAAGGCTTTCTGGATTCAAAGGCGGTTAAATTGGCTAAAGGATCGGAACCGGCTAACGCATTGGCTTCATTTAACGCCGCTTCACTGATCACGTATTTTGATTGATCACTGATTGATGGAATGGCATTAATAGCGATCGTTTGCTGGCTTTCTACAGCGTCGACTAAATCGAATTTATCCGACTCTAACGTGATTAACGCCTGTGCGTGTCGCTGCCACTTTGCGAACTCTTTGAACGGGAATGCCGCCTTTAATGCTGCTGCTTGCTGTGCAAAATCCGTCATGCTTGCTGCTGTAATAGCAATGGCAAATACGGCTTTTGAAACGTCCACTTTAGCCGCCACTGCATCCACAGCATTAGGAAACGACAACCACGTATGATTGCCATTTCCCTCTTTAACGCCATGAGTCCACGGAGACACAGTAAAAACCGTTACGCTTTCACTGAGTGCCGGCACACTTGATGCTGGAGTGGTTAAAGACAGCTGCGACCAGGACATTAATTGGAGCCTTCAAAGACCGGCCAATATTGGTCGTCAGTCACATCAATTTCCAACAAATCTTCACGGGCTAACAACGCAATCAAAGCCGTTCGATTTAATGAAATCCACTCCGCACAATTTGCTTTGCCTTCTTCGCCGTACACACCCAAAGACGCGTTCATTTGGCCTATTTGATTCCAGTGGGTATTAATACGCTTTGAGCATTCAGCGTTTGCTAATGCTGTTTGTTTTTCTAGCGTTGTCGGAATCTCTGGTTCTTCTAATAAAACACCTTCTGGTACTTCTTCACCCAGCTCTTTTATTTCGTGCTTAGAACCATCCGATATCCAGTACGTTTTGCCGATATTATCGACAACATAATGCCAAGCGTCGTCTTTGAAATAACGTTGATGGCCTGCTTTTTCGGGGATTAATTCAATGTCTGTTGTGTAAGCCGGTATCATCCATTTTTCGCTAACTGGATCTTTTTTTGCTGCGATTTGCTTGGTGAAAACAGGGTGTTTAGCCCCTAGTTTGAATGCGTTTAAATTCATTTCAGAGACTCCTATAAACGGGTTTTTCCATAATAAGCGATAGAGCGAGGGCGAGAGTCCCATCTCAATATATGAGACGTATCCACCGTATTGACACCTGTTATCTCCCCGGCTCCTTCACCTTGTGCGTTTAGAACCGCTGAATCCACCAAGTTTTCATCTTTAACAGCTTGAGTAAACAACTTATCAGCCCATGCAGCACCAAAGTATCCACCGCCGCGCCTTGCTATTTGTATTGTTGTTGCATCTTGGTGACTACCAAAAACACGCCCGCTGTCCACGCCATGCCCATCGTCGAACATGCGGATAAATTCACCGCCGACTATGGGTAGAGATACAGTTGTCGAACCATCCGACTCATCAACAAAACCGTAAAAACCGCCGTATTCAATCGGGTCGGTATCTTTTGTTGCTTGCGCTATATAGTTTGATGATGCCGCCGCTTTCGCGCAGGCAATGGGATGGTCAATACTACTGATAGTCGATCCGTCTAGCGCATATTCTCCAGGGCTTAATACATCAACAGTATCTGTATAGAGTTTTGCTATATCTAAGACATTATTACCTGTTTTGGGATTTACTTGTTCAACGATGTAGAACGATCCGGCGATGTATCGCACTGTGAGAAATGCAGTTTCAAATATCTGTGTATCACTGCTAATGCCAGATAATGCAACCGCATCTAATTCATCAATTTTTATCGTCACAGTGGATAATGTATTTATTGCAGAAATGATGAACGAAAACACGTCGAAGTCGTTTAGCTCTGTGATTGGTGTAATGCCTTCTTTGCTGCTTAGAACAATTGCATCAGCTGTACCGGCAACATTCATCATGCTTGTACTCGTAAAGCGCGAGTCAGCATAAACTTTGAGTTCATTGATATCGTCATCAATTGCATACTGAGAGTGAGGGTCAGTAGCGTCGATATGTTTTTGCATAGCATCAAAACTGCGCCCATCTATAACTTCACCCACTGCATCAATATCCGCAATTTTCGTTAGATAATGTTCAATTCCATTCCCATCGACATAATCGGCAAACGGCCCTGTATCAATGACGAATTCGCCCACGGCGGTCATGTCTGAAATATCACCCTGCAGACTCACGTTAAGCCAAATTTCATTCGGGAAAACGGCGGTTGTTATTTGCTGTGGTGCTGTGTTTTTGGCGCGAACGCCACCCACGTAACCAATGCCAGCGGCTACGCTGTAGGTTCCCGCTGATCCAGTTACTTTCCAGCCATCATCAAGAAAACCTTCATGTCCATAAATGTCTAGATTCGCTAAGCGTTCGCGTTCGTCGATGCCATTTAAACGATTACCAAAATCAATCTGCCATGTCTCAACGGGAACCGTTGTAGCGGTAATTTCTTGAATACCGGTGTATTTCAAAAGGAAGTTACGGGTGATCGTATTGCCTGGTATACCGCCTACGTTTTTACGTTTCTGAATAGTCGGAATATGAGAAACAGCGACAAGTACTCCATCTGCATCAATTAGACCAATCCAGTTAAAATCGTAATCACCGACGTTTGACCCCATAACAAGCGAATAGACCACCTGATTCGGGTTCACATAGCCGCGTTTTGTGAAGGGTAGGGTGTCCACAATTAATGAAGGATCGGGCAGAACGGCGATGCGATCGGCAGGTTCAGCGCCCAAGTTAGGTACATTGGTCAGCACAAAGCTTACGATGTTTAAGCCACCGCTAACGCTTTGGTTCTGAGCAAGTTTGTTTTCGCCTGCTATGGTTAAAAAAGGCATAGTTACTCTCTCTAAAAGTTTCTCTAAATTAATTGCTTGCGATATCTAACGACCAACTATGGCCAATGTCTGAACCAACCACGCCAGACTCGGCAACCATTGGCTCTATCTTTTGTTCAGCTACATCGAGCGACCAACTATGACCTAGTTCAACAAGGCCAACATTGATTGCAATAGGCGTGATGACTTCCAATCTATAGCGGCGGCATGTACGCCCGTATTTCTGAATAATTAGATCAAGCAGGGCGGTATTTTCTGAAAGTTGTGAGTCAGATAGACGCAACGTAATGACATCCCATTCGACCTCATCAATGCGCTCTTCTAGCTCTACATAACCAATGCCCAACCGTTCAAAAATAGAGACAAAGCCTGTCTTTGAGCCAGCGTCTTTTGCATTGATCAAAGCGTACTTCACCCGCTTGCGGTAAAGGTTTTCAGGCTCACTGGGAAAGCGTTGAATGTCGCGCTGATAAGCCAACAAGTTAACGATACCGATGGATGCAGTTAACGCATCCATTTGCGTAAGCGGCCAGCGCACCCAAGACTCAGCACGTTCCCACCAAGTCTTTGCGGCTTTAATTAGCTTGCTGGACTCGTCAGCGGTAAACCAAAAAACCAACTTAATATCGATCATGCAGCTGCCCTCATAGTTACATTCAGCGAATCCACAATCGGTACCCACAATTCGGACGTGATCGCATCGGCTGCAAAATCCGCACTATTCAAGCCGTCTATTTCAAATTGGTTTTGCAATTCCTTACTAAGTTTGGAAAAGCTAAAGCGGCTAAACGGCTGAGTGAGCGTTGGCAAATAGCTTTTATTGCCACGAAAGGCCGCATTGATCATCGCCTCAACATTCATTTTTAAGTTGGCAATATCATCTTCAGATAAAAAGGCTTCGTGCCACACATCAACCACCACCACGGCCGGTTGTGTTGGTAACTGATAAACCTGAAAATCATCCCCATGGCCATGATGGCCTTGGTCTGTGATGTAGGCATTAATATTGGTTAGGTAGGTATTAACCGGTGCTGAAAAATCAAAAAGTACATAAGCGTTTGCTGTGCCTGGTCCACGCGGTGCATCGTGAACGATAGAAATAGCGTCGACCGATACACCAGGGAATTCTGCGATAAGTGATTTATAAACGCTGTCCGTATGAAACGATGACGCGGTACCAAATTGATTACGAATACGGGCGCGTAATGAATCGTCTGTTTCTATGTCGGTGCCTGGCAATGTTAGCCAGCCATCCCCATTTGCTACGCTAGCAATATTAGCGATCGGAACGGGTAATATTGAAAAGTAGCCAGTCGATAGATTAAAAGCCGAGCCGGCTTCCACTGCTTCTACTTGTACGTCTGTGCTCATAGCGCCAGCCGAAAAGGTTGATTCTGTCAGCGTTTTAACTTGATAAATTTTGCCATTCAACGTCGCTGTTTGAATAATAGTACCAGCGGGAATGGTCACCGCCGAGGCGACATCGGCACGGGTAAAAGTCACCACGCCTTGTGCTTTTACTGCCGCTTTCCGAGTCAAATTTACTGCATCCGCGAGCAGCTCTAAAAATGCGCCGGTTGCGTATTTAACAAACGAGTTTGGCATCACAGTCGTTATCATTAACTGTATTAGCCAAAGCGCTGGTTTAGTGATTAGCGCGGTAACAGCTTTCCAGTAGGGCGAGTATTTGCTGTCATTGTTAATCGTGCTGCCGCTTGCTTTTACGTCAGCTTTCCATTGCGCATCTAAGGCTTCCTGTGTTGTCGGAATACCTGCATCGTCTAGTATTTTTTTGAATTCAGCGTTAGACATTAGCTATTCACCGTTAAGTTAATCGCGCCATATTTATAGGTTGTGGCCGTCACGTAAAACGTTTCTATTTCAATCTGAGTGATCTTGATCGTGCCTGGCACCAAGCGAATATCGTCTTCAATCATTCGCTCAAGTTTCTGCAAATTGCCCTGTACTTTGATGTTGTCGCGCTGCCCAATAATCTCCACCATCAAGCCGCTTTCACGGATCAAATGCTTAATGTCTTGGGCTATGCAATCTGCGTCATAAACGAGCATCGGTTCGCCCGCTACGTCTAGCGTAAAGTCATCGTTAGTGATTAATAGATCAACATAATCAGCCATGGTTAAGGCGCCGCGAACGCGAGTTCGTCCATTAGTGATTGGCCGCTCATGGCCTGGCCATAATTATTGATATGCACGTCGCCTACGTTTCGAGAGTTGTTGTTTGATGTCGCGTTACTGATCTGATTCATCAATCCACCGCCAGCCATTTTGGGCGCTGCATTGGATAAACTCGCAGGTGCCGCCACGGGTTTTGGCATGTCTGTTGTGGTATCAATATTGATGCCCGGGATCATATTTATTTTATCGATTAACCAATCAATCGAATCGCCCACGAATGAAAAGACGTTCATCCCGCTCAAGTAGTTTTTGAATGAAGCCCACCACTCAGGAAGCTTATTCCAAAGGGCTAATACGCCATCGACAAAATCGAACACGCCAATAAATTCAGCAAATGCGGTACTCCATTCGCCAAGTTTGGCAGTCCATGTGTCCCAATAGACCACAGCGGCCACGACAGCAGCAGTCAGGGCAATAACGCCCACAACGATCCACGTAATCGGGTTCGCCCATAAAGCAGCCGCCATCGCGCTTAAACCGCCGTTAAAGATCCAAATAGTTGCCGCGGCTAACTTAGACTGCAGCATCATCATTTTCATACTGCCTAACATGCCAAGTAAGCCGAATTTGGCGGTGGCCATAATGCCGTTACCTAACGCAATAGAAAGGTTCATCGCTGCAAAGCCGACTTTCGTGGCTGTGAGTAAAGGGCCAAAGGGGAGTAGAGCGAACTTCATTAAGGTTGTTGTGGCTACCCAACCGACCATCACAAATTTACTGAGTCCAACCACGATGGATAGGGCAGACAAACTACCCACTAAAATACCAATCCCAATCACGCCTTTAATAACCGCGCCGGTAAGATGTGGAAACATATCCATCCACTTAGTGAGCGTTGTCATAGTGAGCGTAATTTGGTCATAAACAGGCGAGAACACTTTCAATAAGCGTTCGCCAAATTCCATGCGAAAGTTTTTAACAGCGGCGGCGGATTGATCCCAAGGGTCAGCAATGGCCATGGCCATCGCAGTTACATCATCAAGTCCTTTGACAGACTTAATGCTTTCTAGATTGCCTTTGAACGTGTCTAAACTTCCCGCCATCGCAGCAAGTACTTGTTGCCCTCGTTTACCAAACGCTTTTTGCAACATTTGTTGGTCGCCGGCTTTACTCAAGTCGCCAAACTTGCCCTGTAACTTGGTAATGATGTCTACCATAGGAAGGGCTTTGTTTTGCGAGTCAGTAAATTTCATACCTAGCGTCGTTTCAGCCTTACTGATATTCGCTAGAAATGATGAATACGCGTTACCGGACCGGCCACCCTCGACCATTGTGTTCTGTAAGAACCCCATGACCGCCAGCTGCTCCTCGAGCGGCACCTTCATCGCCGTAGCTTGCTTGCCGATGTTCTTCATGGCTTCACCCATTTGAGTACCATCGGTATTAAAAAGCTGAACGGCTTTGGCTGTTTTACTGATTAACTTATCCATAAACGCGGTTTTGCCGATCGCATCGGCTTCCACGGCATGAATATTAAACATCTGGCCAACGTAGGCATTGGTCGACTCCAAACCGCCTTTAGTGGCGGTTGCAAGCATGGCGGACTTATTCGCCAGCATGCTTAACTCGTTGCCTTTTAATCCACTAATCGCACTTTGTAACTTGTACGACGCATTGACGATCTCAGTGGCATCGCTACCGTATTGAACGGCCGTCGCCATACTGGTTTTACGCAAGTGCTCCAGCGCGGAATTCTCGACGCCCAAGCTGGAAATAGTACCCAACGCGGTGCGCATCTCTTTTGCCGGTGCTAGCATCTTGTCAAACGCATAGCCCACAGAAAACAAACCAGCCACACCGTAACCAATCTTTTGGTATCCGGTTTGGATGTTGCTTGTCACTGTGTCCATCGTTTTCATCATCTTGTTTGCAGGGCCAGAAACTTGGTCCATTAAACTGACAATAAAATCGAGACGTGCTGCGTTAGACATAGATCAACCTTATAAAACTTTGTTGATGCCGCTTGCCACGGCATTGCTCATGTTTTCCCAGTAGCGCTCGTCTAAGTAGAGCGCTTCGGCCATCGTCGTTTCGTTAAACTCTTGACCAGGTAACCAATGCTTAACCAGACACATCATCTGGCCAAGCCCGTTATTTCTTATTTGCTTGGCAATGCTTTCGGCTTTTTTATCTTCACAGCCACATCACCGACCACTTCGGCAGTGACTTCGTTAATCATCAACATCACCAACATACCGTTAGGTGTTTTGCCGTCGATGAGTACGCGCTCTTTAAACGTTGCCTTGTCTTCTTGATGGACATGACTCACCAGAAAGTTATAGCCAGGGCCAACTTTGTCATTGGGCATTTGGTTGTTTAAATGCTCGTTGTAGTCTTCCATAGTGACTTCAAAGCGTAAGTCTTGCTCTTCTTCACCTTCGCCCAATGTGATTGTAATTAATGGCATGTATTACCCCTTATTTGGTTAGTTTGTTTTGTAGATATTTTTCGAACATGAAAATGGCTCTCGCCCCCATGTGGCCTGAAATGGCAATCAATGCTGCCGACAACATAGGGTCAAGGTTTGCCCCTTCGCACAAAAAGAAAGTGACCAAGCCAGCAAAAGCCGACGTCATGATTTCCCCGACAAACTCCGTAATCGAATAGCGTGGAATACTGCCATCGCGTCGCTTGCGTAAATAGTTCACAACTCCTCCATACATCGCTATAACGAACACCCATGAATAAGTGATCAATGAATAGGTCGTTGGGTCTTTTTCCGGCATGGTCTTATCCTTCTTCTAGCTACTTTGCTTTCGCTTCAAATAGCTTGGTGATCAGCGGCATGACGTTCTTGATGGCACGTTCGCCAAACAGAAAACCCAACACCAAAATGTTAATGGCCATCAAAGCGCTTTCTTGTTTACTGGTGAGCGTTGTCCATTCCGAGAACCACATGTAGTCCATAAATAAAGTGGCATAGCCCCACAATGGACGCTGTAAACCACGTAAGAACAAAACCAACGGTCCCACAAAAGGAATGCCTTTTAAGTCGCTGGCTGTGCCTTCTAACTGAGCAATTCGGTTTGTTAAAACCTCTTCAGCAGTAATGGCCGCGTCATCCATTTGTTGCTGGATGTTGGCTTCAAGCTGCTTGGTTTTTAATGCCAAATCGGCTTTTTGCTCTGGCGACATATCGGCAGGAAAATACTCTTTAAACGTATCTACCGCTGTAGAAACAAAGCCACCGGTTACGCCATTCAAAAGTTTCTTGAAAATGCTCATAACTGATCCTCGGTTAACAGCGTGTAGCTATATTTAATGCCGTATGTCTGAGCCGATTTATTGAGCAAAGCCATCAGCAAAGCAAAATCAACAGGGTCGGCTAAGACCTGGCAACCGGCAGACCACTTGTCTACCTGAACGCTCAATGTGTTTGGGTTGGCGTGGTGACAGTTAATGCCGAAATAGCCTGTTTCTTTGTTCGCTTTTTCGTCTAACGTTGCATCGCCATCGTTGTCTCGGTACACGGTCATTTCGCCCCGTTGCACCAGTGCTTTGTATTTGCCTTGGTGATAGCCGATTTCCCAACAACCAGAATGGTGACCAGGCATAAGCCACGCCGTACCATCCACATTGATAGGATGTTCTCGGTAATACACACCAGGATCGGTCGTGCACGCAAAGTCATACGCATGCTGCTTGCCGTCCACGGTGAACAAAACAAAAAAGCGATCGTTAAAGGTGTTTGCATCGGTATTGCTAGAACGCACACCAACCAGCGTGATATTCCAATCACCCTTGAATACTGGGTAATCATGCTTTTTTAGCGCGTCTAAAACGGCTTTCGTTGTGATTTCCATCAGTACGGCTCCTTATAGGTCACGTATATCGTGGGCGCTTAAATACGTAGTCCCATCGATGGTCACAAAGTCAGGGCCAGTTACATCAAACGGTAGTTTGACCTTCATTTGGTCGTTGCTGTTCGGATCAATATTGATCAAATCAGAAATGCGCAATAGGCATTTATCAAGTTCGATGCTTTGCTCCTCGCCCGATACTTTGCCATTGATACCAATATCAAACGGTTTCAGCTCTCGCCAAGAACCAGCACTTTTAGCCGCCGCTGAAATCAACTTGAAGTTTTTAATATTCAGTTCAATTTCACCGGAACATTCCACATCGCCGTTGGTGTAATCAACAGGGATGCCGTTCTCTTTGACGACTTTACGATTGTCTGTAATTGATGCGCTCATAGACTCGACACGCACTTGGTAATCACCAATCATCAGGGTGAAATCTTTGCCTGTTAATCTCATGTTCTTCTCCTAAACAGGGTCTGATAGATCCAACATAATGTTGGCAGTAATGTCTTTCGGAATGGAGTAAGGGCGAGCCACCATATAGATCTCGACTTTCTCGCGAGTGATCCAATTAATAACGATGTCACCGTCCTGGTATGGCTTGATTTCCGCAGGGAAGGTCATGCCGTTAAACTCGGTAGACTTGCTCATATTTTTCAATGGACGGCTTAGTTTTCGAATCGCCCAGGCTTCACCACTGGATGTGCTGTTAAAGCGACGGTCACCAATTAACTGAATCAAAATGATTCGAACCATACGTGCCGCTTTGTCGATCACCCGTAGGTTTTCAACCACGGTAAAGTCACCGCCCACCGCATCCAATAATTGGCCATCAGACCAATAAACGCCTTCGTAATCGGCATAGAACGCCGGCACAGAAAAACGCTGATTGTTTAGCGCAATCGCATGAGCGTTGGAGTAAATGATGCCGTTTTTGTCAGTGGGAAGAGTGCTTTGGTCTTGGCCGATAATAGAACCAGTCGCCACGCGCATAGGCGTATCTGCAACACTGATTTGAGCGTTACACAAACGCCCTGCATAAATACCCACCGCATCGTCGTAAATGTACGGAACGGGAGACACACGAAATGCGCTTAACGTCTCGGTTAAGTTTTTAATGTCGTTGATGTATTCAGACCAGCTTTCGCCTGTGCCAGCGGTACCGTCGATCATACGAGCGCCAGCGATAAAGAAAGCGCGACGACCATACGTGGTATTCAAATCCATGGCTTTTGCGTGCATAGCGGTAAGTTGTGATTGTTCAGTGACGGGCGTACACACCACGATAGCTTCGACCTTGATGTTGTTGTTCATAGCGAAATCAACCGCCGCATCCCATAGCGCACCGTCGGCCACCGGAATAGCGGCTGCAGCCCAGTTTTGCCCCGCATTGGCTTTGGCCGCGACTACGTTGCGTTTCAATTCTGAATCCGCTTCGCCTAGCTCAACGTCCAAATCACTGTCCGTGTTCAAATAGATAATTTGATCCACATTCGTTGCGCCAACACCGATAAAGAGAAAGTATTTCTCGACGGTCGGGAATGGCCCCTGCATTAAATTCAGTGCATTGACTGCAATTCTACCTACGGCCATTGACGACCTCCTGTTTCATTTGATTCATAATATTTTCAACGTAACGAGTAATGTCGGCTGGGCTAGCCCCTAAAAACGAACGGGCAGGTAGCTTCACTTTCCAACTGTTTTTTGCTGTCTCGTCTTGATCTCGTAACCAGCGCAAAATAGCGCCGGCCTTTCCAACACTTAGGTTGTCCATAATCCATTTTTGAGACGGCTTCTTTGTGCCTTTGCCGCCTTTTCTGGGTATCTTGTAACCCGCTTCAATTAACGCCTTGGCCTGACGCCTTGTCGCATCGCCATCTTTTGCAGTGTTGTTCTTTGGCAAACTCGACGCCGACACCGTCTGTTCATTACCGTATTGATGCATGGCGGCAATACGGGCATCGTTCGATTTACCAAAACCTATTTTTGCCTCCGCTCCCGTGTTTTGGAGTACCTTTTCGCGCTTCACTAAGCCAGACAGCATTTTTCGTCTACGTTTTCGCTGGCGTTTTTCGAATGGGTTGCCATCCAAATCCACCTGATTACGCACACGTTTTTTACTGTCTCGAATCACCTCTTTAGCAGTACGAGACAACAATCGACGGCGCATAGAGGTAGGCATTCTCAGCACTTCCAATTGCTTCTGAACAGACAGCAATCCTCTAACGTCGACGCTAATAAACTGACTCATCAGCTTTTCATCTCGCCTTCTTTCACGTACGTGATCGTCGTGTCGTCTAGTCGGTAGTGTTGGCCATCGATGACGATAGGGCCGTTCTCGTCAGCCACCGCAGTAATGTCTTCTTCAAACGTGATCATGATGTCGATATCGGCCGTTTTACTGTCCAGAATGTCCACGTCAGTGACGGGCATCGGCAGCTCTTTTTCAAAGCGGTCTTCGTCGTTCTCGATTAGCCAAACACTCACCTGAGCGAACAACAATTCGGCAGGGTGTCGAGTGTGTGGATACCGTTCGATTGAGATCATGGCGTCGTAGGTTTGTGTGTAGACAATCACCTGACCGTCATCAATGATGCTGCAGCGCGGCACGATCCGTGGGTTCTCTACCCATGAATCGATGTTCTCTGCGGCAACCAAATTAAGGCCGACTAAAAACGCGGTAATTTGCTGCAATTTGAGCATCTACATCAGCTCCACATAAAAATTGGCCTTGGTGCTGTGTTCTTCCCCTGGGAAGAATTTACGCATAATAGCCGCGACACTTTTTTTACTTTCGTCCAGCCAGTACTGTTCGGTTTCAGCGGATTCTTTCGCTTCGTTCACGGCTTCTTTACGGCGGTTCATGGTAGAAAACTGCTGCAGCAAAAACGCCTTCGCATAGCTGTACACCGCATGTTCGTAATGCACGGTTAAAGCAGGCTTACCGTACAAAATGGTCATCGACTCTAAATAAGCGTCGAACGTTTCAAACGGCATGGTCAAAACGTTGTTTTTAGCGCGGTCTAGCTGTTCATTCACTCGAACCAAGGCAAGAGACAACCCCCACGAAATCGTGTCGTTTGCGTACTCTGACGGGATACGGTATCGGTCCATCAAATCCGACAAAGACAAATCTGGCCAAAAGCCATCATTGGCAACCGGTGCTGCTGTCGTAAGTGACGGTTTTCCAGTAAGTGACATGTCCGCATACCTATCAAAATCGCGTTAAATTAGGGTGCAAGAGCAAGACACTAAACAAAATTGGCTAAAAGCCGCTTTGCCTCGTGCATGCCGAGCTCCTGCAGGTGGAGCCTATTCTTTTATTTCTTCGTCGCTGTTTTCTGCTGTTTTCTCAAGTGCCTTCTGAACACGATCTTTCATCGTCTTTACGCCAGCGCCCGTTGGGTTTGCGGCTTCGGCACGATCACACAGAGTCACGCACTCGGCTAACTTGCCTTCACGTTCTTTGTGCTTAGCCAACATGGCCATGTTTTTACTGAGAACCAGCGGATGTAAATCCCACTCTTCAATCACCTGTTCGTTATCAATGAAACTGACCAGATCGTCTAAATACGGGCTGGCGGTTTGTTCTGCTTTAAGTTGTGCATTTGCCCATTCGTAGACTTCGTCAGCGATAAAAGTGAGTAAGTTACGAGCAAATTTAGCGGGTAATTCGTTGGTGTTAGTGGCGACAAGATACGCGCCAATTTTTAAGGCGTTATCGATGTCGTTCACATCGAACAACCACACCATGACCTGTACGGCCACATCGTTCGGGTAGTTGTGGCCATCGGCCACATAGGCTTGTACAAAGGGCAAGTAGTTAGGTAAAAGGTCGAGCTTTAGTGCTTGTTTGTCTTCGATCACAGGCTTGGTTTTGATGCGTGCAACGTCCGTCGCCATCGCCGCTTGCAGTTGCTCAAATAAGTGTTTGCCAGCGCCAGGAATAGTCATGGTTGCGGTGCTGTCGTCACCACTCGCCATGTCTACACCAATCAGCGTTGGCTTTACGCCATACGCGTCTGGGTCGGCTTCTAACTGCTTGGCTTTTAGCACTGCGAGTTTGCCCATCTGTTTGCCTGCTACCAATATTTGCTTGGCGGCTTTAACCACGGGCTTTTCTGTTTTCGCATACGGGCTTGGCTTTCCAGCCTCTTTAGCCGCGTCAATCTGCGCTTGTTTAATCTGTTGTAGTGTTGCCATGTTGGTCTCCACCGATGTTTAAAAAAGACCCTAGCCAAAGGCGGGTAGGGTCAAAGGCATGTCCGTATGCGGCTTCTGCTTACGCCAAAGTGATACCTTCAATAAACGCCGCCATCTCTTCGTCTTCCACGACATAACCTTGGTTGGCGGAATTGAAGTCTTGAACCTCATTCAGTTCTGGCTTGTCTTTCTGTAATCGACGAACCGATGTGTCTTGGAAGTAAATAGACAGGTTATTCAGCGGTGTGACGAGCAATGAGCCATCAGGGAAAAACGGTGCGTACACGATCGGTAAATTGCCATACGCCTTAGTAATACGATTGGCCAACAGCGCTTTTTCAGTCGGTGTGTCGCCGTTCACTTCAAAATAGGTTTCTTCTTGTGAACTCAGAATGTCATCACCCACAATCACCACGAGGTCTTTGCGTTTGCGGTGGTAAATTGGCAGCATTTGCTTGGCTTGATGAACCAAAACATCCAAGTTCTTAATGCTGTCGCTACCCAATACGATAGGCACTTCTGCAGTGGCTTTTAGGTATTGCTGGCCATCTTCGAATTCACGTAGGAGTTGCAACCAGCCTTTGTTCAAGTCTTGAAGAAGCGGGTTCGCTTCTAAGTCAGTGAATGTCTCGGCACTAATGCCCGTCCAGCCGGTTTGCAGCATGTCGTCGCCAATAGAAGCGCGCACCATTTTCATGTATTTATCAGCAAAGTCTTTGAACTTAGACCAAGCATCGATTCTCGAATACTTCAGCGCCACATCAAATTCCGTATGGAAAAGCTCAAAACCTTTCGAATCGGTTTTAATTAGATGCTTAGGTTTACGTTCAACACCGCCATCGGTGTTGGTTCGGCCTGCAGATCGACCGCTTAGGCTCATACCGACTTTTTCGCCTTTGATGTCTCGAACACCAATGACATTGATTAGCGTCAAGAAGCTGTCGCCATGCTCAACGATCTTTTCATACACGGTTTGCGCCACACTTGGCGTCGCGGAAAAATGCTGACCAACTGAAGGGTCGCGAGGTGTGACATTGAATGCTTCAGCTGTATCAGCAAAATGCTGATCCAGACGAGCACGGGATTCTGCACTTAAATGAGTGGGTGCGGACATGATCTTGTTCCTTTTAAAATGTGATGTCGTAAACGAAAAAGATGTGCCTTAAATACAGGCGCTTAGGTCTTTCCCGTCGCCGTCGTGTTCTCCACCGTTCGTGCCTAGTTGTTCTTTTGTTGCCGCTGTGAACTGTTCTGTCAGCGTGGTGAGTGCTGTTTGAAGTTGCGAAAACTCTTCTTTCGAAACACCGTTTTCCGGTTCATCTTTTGGCGGCGTACCTTGCTTATCCGTCAGCTCTTTCACTTTCGCTGTCAGTGCGATCACTTGCTCTTCCATCGTTGGCGCTTCGTTGCCTGCTGGCGCTTGTTCGCCTTCTGGGAAAGCGGTATTGAATCGTTTCGTTAGTGCCGTTAGGCCGTTTTGTAGTGCTTCAAATTGTTCTTTAGTCATCTCGGTTTCTTCCTGTGAGTCGTCAGAATCATCGTCGGGTTGGGTTTGGGATTTGAAAAAGCGGGCAATGGCCGCGAGTACGTTTTTCGCATCGCCTTCTTGCGCATCAAAGTAATGCGGGACTTGTTCGACGGTCTCTCCGACGATCACCTCTTTTTCAACACGGGATAAATGGATCTCACTGGTCGCAACCGAAGCAGGCTCGTCTGTCGCGCCTAAGCCGCTAAGATAGGTCTTGCCCGATTTACGGAAGTCAGGCCAAAGCTCCATCGAGAAAAACAGGCGTTGGCCCATCTTATTCATGTCTTTGTAATACTCATTGGCTTCAACTTGGCCATACATATCGGTACCGCCTTCGTCGTTCTTTTCAGCGCGAATGGCTATTACCTTGCCCAAGTTGAACCAACGCTTATGGTCTGGCCAAATCATCGTCGGGTAAAAGCCGGAATTGAATGTCTCAACTGCATCAAGGATGTCTTGCTCCTTGATGATGCGACCATCAACCGTGTCGCCGCTGCGACCAAATCGATACCACTTTTCTTCTTTCTTGGGCTTCGCCATCGTTCAACCTTTTTGAGTTTATAAATCACCTAAAAAATGGTGCTTCTGTCTCTAATGTTGAAAATTCTAGGTGTTGAAAGGCGACGAATCAACGTCATGTTTTCCTTAAAATTCCTATATAAAACAAAAGGAAATTCACGGCATAGCAACACGTTAATTATGGAATTTTAACCCCTAAAATAGCGTCAAATGTAAAAATTAGGGGTTGGTGTGGCAAAGACGTATTCGCCAGAAGTGAAAGAAGCCGCGAAACGGCTCTATATAAAAGGCTGGGCTATACAGGAAATATCCAACGACACAGGGGTAGAGGTTCGCACGCTCTACAACTGGCGTGACGCTGGCACATGGGACCTATTTGCCCCACCCGACACCGTCGAGCAGGGTATGGCTCGGCGTATAAACCTATTGGTAGAGAAAGACGACAAAACCAAAGCGGAAGTAGACGAGCTGGCGAAGCTTATCTCGGTGTTTGGGGATTTTCGTATCAAAACCGCGACAGCAGACAAGCTACAAGCCGAGGCCAAAGCCATTGCCAGTGGTGGGTATGCGTCGCCTGAATTGCCAAGTAGTGAAGGGAAATCACAAGGAGATAAAAAATCACGCGGTCGAGGCCGCAAAAAGACCGTAAAAAACGACATATCCAGCATCACCACAGACATGCTCGATGACGTGCGCAATAAGCTGTTTTTCCCATACCAAGAATATTGGTACCAGCGCAAAGAAGATCCACTTACCCGTCGTACTCGCATGATTCTAAAATCGCGGCAAATAGGTGCGACCTGGTACTTTGCATTCGAAGCCCTAGACGACGCAATTCGTACCGGCGATAACCAGCTTTTTCTATCATCATCCCGTGACCAAGCCGAAGTCTTCAAAGCCTACATTATTGCCTTTGCCATGGATCACTTTGAGGTCGAGTTAAAAGGTCAAGGCGTGATAACCCTGTCAAACGGTGCAGAACTACGCTTTTTATCCACAAACAGCCGCACGGCCAACTCGTACCACGGTCATCTTTATTGTGATGAAGTGTTCTGGATGCCCGACTTTGTGAAGCTATGGGACATGGCGTCTGGCATGTCGTCACACAAGAAATGGCGACGCACCTTGTTCTCAGTACCATCGGCCACGTCTCACCCCGCTTACGAGATGTGGAATGGCAACAACTACAACGCCAAACTCGCAGAATCCAAACGCATCAAATTCGACATAACGCACAAAAATTTAAAAGGCGGGTGTTTGGGTGCGGACAGGATGTGGCGTCAGATCGTCACCATAGAAGACGCAGAAGAAGGCGGTTGTGACCTGTTCGACATTGACGAATTAAGAGACGAAAACAGCACGCAGGCATTCGATAACAAATTTCTGTGCAAATGGATAGACGACGCCAACAGCGTGTTTACCCTCGCCACACTGCTTAAATGCATGGTCGACACCGAAACATGGACCGACTACCACAAAGACGCAGGCCAACCCTTTGGTAACCGACCAGTGGCGATTGGCTACGACCCGTCGCGTACCACAGACAACGCCAGCCTCGCCTTATTGTCCATACCACTTGGTGCAAGTGATCCGTGGCGATTACTGAAAAAAGACTCATGGCGTGGGGTAAATTTCCAATGGCAAGCCGCGCGAATCAAAGAAGAATATGAGAAGCACAACGTCAAACACATAGGTATCGACGTGTCCGGCATTGGCCGAGGCGTGTTTGAACTTGTCGAGCAGTTTTACCGCCGTGTGACGCCCATAACCTACAGCGTGCAAACAAAAACCGAACTCGTCTTAAAAGCACTCGACCTCATTGAAAACGGGCGATTCAAATTCAGCGCAGGCGATAAAGAAGTCGCTCAGGCGTTCATGATGATCACCCAAACCGTAACAAAAACCGGACAAATAACGTATGTGGCCAACCGATCCAACGCCACCGGCCATGCCGATGTCGCGTGGGCCATCATGCACGCATTCAACTACGAACCACTAGCACCCAGACGCGGCACCACCGTGGCCTTTAGTGATTAAAACAAGTCTAAATTAAAGGAAAATACCGAGATGACAAAAGCAGCAGAAACCAAGGCCACAAAAAGCGCGACTCACCTATTTGAATTTGGTGCACCAGAGCCAGTGCTCGGCAACCATGTCTCTGAATATTTAGGCGTGTACTTAGATACCATGGGTGAATACTACCGACCACCAGTTTCCCTTACCGGCCTTGCCGATTTGATGAACGCCAACCCACACCACAACTCTATTCTGCATTTCAAAAAGAACATGGTGCTCAAATGGTTCAAGCCGTCGCCACTCATGACATACAACACCATGCAACGCCTCGCGTTAGACTACGCCGTGACAGGCATGATGTACTTTCAAGTGTTTCGTAATGGCTTTGGTAAAATCGTCCGTACCGCATGGCTACCTTCGCTCACCATGCGCCGTGGCCGTGAACAAGGTGTGTTCTTTCAGCTCAACAAAGACGGCAGTAAAACCGAGTTCAAAAAGGGGGAAGTGTTTCAGATAAACGAACCAGACTTAAAGCAATCCATCTATGGTGTACCAGAATATTTGGGTGGTATTCAGTCGGTGTTACTCAGCGAAGAGGCAGGGCTATTTCGTCGAAAATACTACTCAAACGGCGCACACATGGGTTACATACTCGTTACCAACGACGCAGATTTAGACGAAGAAACCGCCAAAGTCATACAGACAAAAGTACAGTCTTCAAAAGGACCAGGTAACTTCCGATCGCTGTTTTTAAACATCGGTAAATCCACCGCCAAAGAACCGGTGCAAATCATCCCCGTGGGCGACATCGGCACCAAAGACGAATTCGAGCGGATAAAGAACATCACAAGAGACGAGATCCTTTCCATGCACCGCATGCAACCTGGCCTATCCGGCATCATGCCAGAAACCAACGGCGGTTTTGGCGACATAGAAAAGATAATGCGGGTTTACCATGAACTGGAAGTCAGCGCCCTACAGCAACCGTTTTTAGAGATCAACCAGCACATAGGTGCTGGCGTGGTTAGCTTTAGAGAGCCTGTGTGGCTAAACCCTTAAGCTTTCTGGTGTCTATGCTTTTTTGCGGGTTGCCATACATGTCTTGATATTCAATAAGAAGATCGATTCGGTCTAAATTTTTTTGAGTTACCTCTCTATTCTCTATAGGAGTATTAATAGATATTAGGCAAATTGAATTGTTAGCACTGAGCATTATCGTATCTAAAAATGTAAAGTTCTCAATTATATTGCACAGTGTTAGACCAATTTTTTCAAGTGGTGCTGTTGAAGACCCTTCACATAATTCCCCATCAATAAAATAATGAACTTTGTGTATTTGGGCTGGGCCTAAACCCATGTTTCGAATATTGGTTTCAAATTTAAAATCTCTAGAACCGAGATCTGGATTATTTACAGGTATCAGATTGATAAATGGTCTTACACTAATGATTGAATGTTGCCGAGTAAACCAAGCTTGCCAAAGTGTTATAAAAAAAACACACAAGGCTATGACAACACTTGATAATGCAATCCAATCTGAGGCTTGAAAGCTTTTGAAAAAGCATTCATAGACTACTGCGGCAGTCGTTTCAGGCATATTTAATTCCTTTTAACTAAAAAAAACAGCCCTCTAAAAAAGGGGCTGATTTCATTATTTTTTCAAATGGTCATAGAAAATAAGATCGTAATCTAGTTCTTTTTCAATGTAGTTGTAAAAGTCAGATCGGCTTCTAGGGTTAGTCAAATCGAAACAAGCTTTACACATGGCCTCAAGAGCTTTTTTCTTAGTTGTGTTTGGATCACCTTCTATAAACGGAGCTAAGTATTTATCGTAAATATATCGAAGTTCGTTGTAGTCTCCATTCTGGCCACAAGAAACACGAGGGCCGTCATATTGTCCATTTGGCTTGTCATCTTTGTAATCGAAATAACTATTTATGTCTTCAATTGAGTTTACCGCCTTTATCTTGTCTTTAATCTCTTCCTTTTTTAAGTATTCTGGGAACGAATCCATAGCGGTTTCCTTATTTAAAATTAGAGTTTAAAAGTAGCAATAGATCTTCTGGAAGGCGAATCATTTTATAAACTATTTCATCCCCCTATTTTTTGCTAAAATATCCAAAACTTAGGGGATAACGCCATGCGAGTCATTTGTCCACACTGCTACAGTAAAGCCTTGATCACGTCGTCGAACGTATTGTGTGAGACAGTGAAAGACTTGTATTGCCAATGTACCAACACCAAAGACTGTGGCGCCAGCTTTGTTTACAAGCTGAGCCATTCCCACGATCTAAACCCACCTCGACAAACTACCGTACAAATTGCCAGCGCCCTAATAAAAAGCCTGCCCCTCGAAGAAAGGCAGGCTCTGCAGCGCGATATGTTTGCTAGTTAATGGCGTTCTTTATCGCTTGCATCTAACGCCGCGATGATCTTCCTTTGAGTCGACAATAAGCTGTATTCCACGCACTTCAACAAGCTACCAATCTGTTCGCCTGTTACACCTATATCGTCATCAATGGCATGGGCCGCCATCATTCCAAGCCCATCCAACGCATCGATCCCAAACGACATGTGGTGCATTTGGCGCTTAATCTCGTCGGAGGTGGTCATGTCCAAATTAACGCGGTCAAATTCCACGTCACCAGCCTCAATAGCATTATTGTTTGAATTATCCATGCTGTACTCCTCGCACGTTGTTAAATCCATTATTAGACACGATATGGCTAGCGCGTTGGCGGCTATCACCTTGTATTAACAGGGTTTTAAACCGAGGGTTAATCATTTGACCAGCGGAATCAATATCGTAATGGAACCAAACAGGAGCGTTGATCAGGTCGGGCAATAGGGTTGTGAGCTGTTGTGTTTGTCGGTCGGATAAACCGCCTAAGTGAAATGTCGTGCCATTGGCTAAGCGAACCAACAAAGGGTCTGCATCGTGCAGGTTAACCGCGACAATATGGCCAAGGCCAACTTGTGGAGAGGGTAAAGCGGAAAAGGTGCCGTTGGACGGAAAAAGGGCGTGGTGGTGCAGTGAACGAACAATAGCGTTATTCATAGGTTTAAATCTCTTTGAAAGAAGTTAAACCACTACTCATGCTTCCAAACATGGGTGGTGGCTGCGCACAGGGTTGGAAGACCAGTCAAAGAGAACCTGGTAGGCCGAAGCCTCCCCACGCACAGCCACCATAACGCAAGCATTATGGCACAAAAAAACCGCAACGCGGCGGTATGTGCGTCTCAATGAATCAGGGCTTCCAAACCCTCATGTTAGATTTTGCCAACACCCGTAAACCATAGGATGGTAGGAAAAAGAAGTCAATAAAAATGTTTTCAAATAGGGGCAAATGAAACATAGTAAAGTAATTGTCAGTTTAGCTAGAGGGAGATAAGGGAATGGCATCAGGGTTTCAAGATATATCAGACATACTGCAGAGGTGTGAAACAGCAGAGGTTCGTGACTTCATTACTTCTATGCGAGAAATAATATCTAATCTTCGAGAGGAAAATTCTGAGTTAAAGGATGAGGTAAAAGCTCTCAAGGTAACTTTAGAAGATAATACTAAGCTTAAATATGAAGATCCTTTTTATTGGATGATAGAAGGTGATAATAAAGATGGGCCGTTTTGTCCGCAGTGTTTTGATAGCTCCGGAAAAAAAATCAGGTTACAAACCACCTATAAGGATGGTTGGTGGAATTGTACAAACTGCAAAAATAATTTTGGCCTCAAACATGCGCAATCTAGAGACACATTATCTTTTAGTGATTGATTTTAAAGGGATTGTTAAATGAATATAGATCAAAAGTACTTATCGAATCTTCTTAAGCCACTAGAGAATGAGAGTGTTCTTACTTTAAATGAATACCTAGCTGAAATTGAAAGTTTAGGCGTCGTAGTAAGCGATGACAATAAGAAGCCAACTGAAATGTTTGATATTCATTTGAATTATATGAGTGCAAAAAAAATGATTTCAAACATGGCAGGTCAAAGTGATCTAAAGTCGTTAGGCTTTCGATCTACTTTGTCAGGATCGTTATTAGTTGTTGGAAATATGAAAATCATGAAAGTGGAAAAAGATGAAGTGCCTTCAAATAGTACTATTAATTTCAATGCGCCAGTAACCAATCAGCAAGCCCAATTTGGTAACGGAAATACTCAGAACGTCACCATCAACATGCAAGAACTCGTCGAAAAAGTAGCAGCTTCCGGCGATAAAGAAGCGAAAGGGATACTAATGAAACTCCTTGAAAATCCAACGATTAGCGGTGTGATTGGTGCGAGTGTGACAGGGTTGATTGGGATGTTGGGATAAGTAGATTAAGGAATGAAATGAGACCCAAAAGCTTTTATAAATATTGTCCGATTTATAGTGATGACTTTGAAAATGAACGATCAATAGAAAACCTAATTAATAGTCATGCAGTATTCTCTAATAGAAAAAATTTTAATGACTTGTTCGACTCAAAGATAAACTTCATCAAGCCCACTAAAGAAAAGCTTAAAGTTTTGGCAAAAAATATGAGTGCTAAAAATAGGTTTAATTTCAAAATAGTCTTTCTAGAAGACGATTGGAGGAGTAAGTGCCAGTCGGTTGAAGATGAAGTTTCTAAGGTATTTGATAAGTACCTATATTACTGCTTAACTGATCAGCCTGATAATAATTTAATGTGGTCTCACTATGCAAACTCCCACAGAGGTTTTTGTATCGAATGGGGCTCTGAATATATTAATGCAGATAAAGTTAAATATTCTGATGATATAGCAAGTTTTGATATATTTGATGTTGTTAAATCTAATTATGGTTTACCTGTTGCCGACACAGCTGGTGATCAAATATGGAGGGCATTGAGGCAGAAATTAAAAGAATGGGAATATGAGTCTGAATATAGGCTTCAATTAAGCAACGAAGCGATGAAAATCAACACAGTAAAGCAGTTTGATAATTTCTCTCTTGTGAAGTACGAGTCTGGATGGGTCAAATCTATCATTTTTGGTTGCCGAATGTCTGAAGAAGCGAAAGATTATATACGAAAAAACCTTCCGTTCAATGTCTCTTTTAAACAAGCCCAAGAGGGTGTTTCTAGTATCAAGATAAAAGATATAAATTGATTGCTAAATGACTATTTTAATGGAGGAAATGGACCTTTATATTCCCAGTCCTTTAATAAGTCTATTTTTTTAATTTTTAGGTCTGTATCTAATGCTTCTATAGGGACTAAATATATTACTTCATTTATATCGAAAATAAAGTCTATATTTTTATATTCATGTGATACCTTGTTGTTATAAGTTATTTCTATTACATTATTATTTGATTTGTGCTCAAAGTTTGTGGTGATAACTCTATGACTTAAACCTATTTTTAATCCGTCAGATGGTTTTTTTAATGATCCTTCGAATTCATCAGAAAAATCTATTATTCCATCGAGAAAGATACTGTAGATAGATCTCATCATTCCAATAAAATAGTTCCCGCTTCCCAGATCACCTTTTGTAAATATAATTAGAGCTAGATAAAAATAATTCAATGAGTCTAATTTTATGATTGTGCGAAATTCTCTCTTATGAAAGGTGTAATTCACCTTAATCCTATCGTCTTTAATTTCAAATGAAGACGGACTGTGTATCAGTGCATTTCGTAATATCTTAGAAAATCGAAATAATTCTCGAAGTATTATTTCTTCATCAATTTCAGAAGGAAGGTTTGTGTATTTTTTTGAAAATGAACAGCCTTCTAATTCTGGATTTTTTGTATCGATATATAAATCTAATATTGAAAATAAAATAATAAACTTCATTTTTAGATTGTCTTCAATACTTACTCTATTACCCATTCTACCGATGAATCCCATATTGATGTCTGTTATGCCGTTATCAGAAGGATTTTCGTGCTGAATTCTTGGATATCTTATAGGCATACCCATGTCTTCTAACATCATGATAGTGTGATTAATAAATGAATTCATATAGCTTCCCAGTCGTAGCTCTCTTTTTTAACCGCCTCGTCAGCGATCTCACAGCGAATGTCAGACCTGCTTTTTCTTTGCTTCAATCAACAGGCTTTTCTATAGGCTCTGCTTTTTTTTCATGAGAAGTTACCTGTGAATACTGAGGGATCATCTCTGATGTAACGGCTTCTAGTTTTTCTTTATTAATGTGTTTTATCGAATCATCTGTACTAGAGTCCTTCACCCAGTTTCGAGCTTCAAACATGCAATTAAAAGCGCACCAAGCTCCAGCAACATATAGCCACTTTCCATCGAGTAGGGCTTGAACTCCAAAGACAAAAATGAGACATAAAAAAGATGCGATGATGAAACGAGAAGCAATTAAAAGCGCTATCGATGAGCCATAACTTGCCAACTGAATGTTTTTAGAGCGAACATAATGTTTGTGTAAAATGTGTTTTTGTATTTCTAATGTTATGTATGAATCCAAAAAAGTAGAACTGCTTGTCTTCGCTTTTTTAAACACTTTTTGTACTAGCCAGGATGATAACGAGAATACAGCTGCCCCTAAAAGAGATTGATAAAATGGATTGAGTTGAATAATCCAGTCAAGAATAAAGTTCATCTTACGCCCTTTGATCCATAAGTTTTATCGTCTTGAACGTGCTTGAAGTGCATCAGTCATCCTTAGTCTCTTTGAAGAGGTTGTCGCGGTTTACCAATCTTAACCGTATTTGCCGGCTTTTAGTCAATAAAATGTTTTCAAATGATGACAAATGAACCATTATAAATGCAGTAAAAGAGTGTATGAAGTTTTTCTGAAGTGACTCACTTTAGCCAAAAAAAAATTTATGCATGGCTTCTGTGGTGGTTTTTTATGCAGTGGCTAACCCTAACTTAAGGCAGATAAAGCTGTATTAAATAAAGAGATTTTTGATTAATTCTCTTTATTATAAACATAAGGATATAATGTGAAATTTACAAAAAAACTTGAGTTTGGGAATTACACCCTTAATTTTGGTTCCGAAAAGGTTTTACTTGATTTATTTGAAGATATAGTAATGCCTTCATTTGAAGAAAAAAGATATAAAAGAATAATACAGGGTAAAAGTGATTATTTTTTTATTGATACGAAATTAGTGGTGTTGGATGAAAATGCTAAAGAACCTGTTTTAGGTATTTCTGGGAAAATAATAAAGAACTCAAAATTGAAAAGAGATCAGGTATACAGAGATGATGAGGGTATTGTTGAAGATATTGATGAACTTGAAACTGCTCCAAGTTCAGTTTTCTTATTGATTCTTAATACGCATAGACTTGTTTTTTGTAAGGAGGTACAAGGTGCACCAACTATTCAAAATTTCAAAACTACTAGTGAAAATTTTTTAAAGAAAAGATATAAAGAGTTTATAAGAGAAAAGTTTGATGATAATAAAATCAAAAAAACCATTCTTCCTGGTCAAAAGCGAATAACACTAAAGAGTCTTGTAGAAGAAACACCTCCTCCTGTTTTACGAATAACCACGTTATCTGATGAAAAATCGCTTAAAACTTTTATCAATATGCTCAAGACTATAGATAGAGTTTCTATCAAGCTACTACAGACTAATAATGAAGAGTTAGATAACGATGATTTTTGGACTGATGCTGAGAAAATCAAGGAAGAAATGAATAGTGATGCTGTGAAAGTTGAATTTTCTAATTTTAAAGATGGCTTAGACAAAGAAAGAGTTTTTCAACAAACTAATTTAGCATCTTCTCTTGCAAATTCGGAAATAAAAATGAGAGGCTATGATAATCAAGGCGATACTATTAAAGGGAGTCATGATGATTTTAGTTTAACATTGGAATTGGAAGAGCTTCCAAAAAATGCAGAAACAGCGTCTAAAATACAGTATAATCAATTTATGCACTTGGTTAATAATGGAATTGTGAAAATTCCAAAGCTAGCAGAATCTACAATTAAAAAAATCATAAGAATATTCGGAATAAAATGAAATGTCATATGAATTTGAAGGGTCTGAATTAACAAAAGAAAAATCACTATGGGAAATTTATAAGCTCTCTAGAAGTATTCGTCCTAATAAATTTCAGTTTTTTATAGTTTCTATTTCTATAGTTCTTTTGACTGTAAATGCTTTTGTTTTGAACGTTAATACTTCTGATCTACTATCTGATGTTAGGTTGTGGGCAGATAAAGGATTTGATTTTTCTATTACCACTCTTGGTTTTTTGATTGCGGGATTTGCAATTTTTTCAACATTGTCCAAGCCAGAAATGTTACTAAAAATGATGGCACACAAAAATAAAGCAACAAATCTTCCAACATTAAAATATAATTTTTTTGTTTTTATGAAGGTTTTTATTTTTTATATATTTTACTCAGTCGTTTATCTTTCAATTATACTTTTTGGGCAGAAAGGTGGCTTTTTTGGAAACTTTATTAACCTTTTACCAGAGTCGCATTGTATTAAAATAGTTTTGATAAAAATCTCTTACGTTGTGGTTGGTGGTAGTTTTGTTTATCTTCTTTTTTTATTGAAATCTTTCGTCTTTAATATTTACGCTATAGTGATGACCTTTTTAAGATGGGAGCACTTGAATAGAGATCAAAACAATTTAGAGTGATATGCAAGGTTAAATTTTCATTTAGCGGATGGATAGTATCGCTCTCTAGGCTTTTTTTCTTTATTAGTTTTTGAGGGAAGTTATTTATGAATAGCCTGTTTAGCTAATATCGTGCCGCGTCCATTTGTGAATTGAACAAAGGCATGCATTAGTTGGTTTGTATGTGGCTGTTCTATTACTGGAGTAAGTGGGATAAGGGCATTGGCTATTTTGCCAAAGGTTTCTAGGTCGACACCAAAGCGTTCTTTAAGCGGTGTGTCATAATCTTCCCCGTTATCGATCAGTGCGTCTGCTTGGTCTGGCGTGAGTCCGAGGGCTTGTTCTGCGAGTAGTTGTATCTCGACTGTGTTCATAAGTGCGTCCTTTCACTGTGTTAGAAGTAGCAATCCTTGCTGGCTGTAGATTAGCAATCTTATTGTGGTGGTTCAATAGCCTTTAAAAAGCCTAGGCACATAAGTTTCTAAGTTATTGATATGTATAGATATTTATTTGAATTTCTAGGCACAGAAAAAACACTTAACTTATTGAATTTATTAGATTAAATACAGAATTGAAAATCCTCGTGTCGGCGGTTCGATTCCGTCTCTGGGCACCATGTTTAAAGAAAACCTGCTTTTATAGCAGGTTTTTTTTTGCCTAAAATTTATCTATCTCTCTCCTGTTTACTGTGAAATGAGCGGCTCTCTGACTCACTTTCAAACCCTCCTATCTAGCCAATGCCTATT